CGCTTGCCGTCAGGTGGGAGACCTTAATGTAGCAGCTATAAAAAAACCCTCTGTAAACACAGAGGGTTTCGTTTCATTCAGCTAACGCCGGGGATTATTCCCACTCAATTATTTACAGCACTCGTAACCAATTGACTGAAAACAAGTTTATGAAACGATAAATTCTGCGTACCGTTTTATATACCGTCACCGGGAAATTGTGCCCCGCTTCGTCAGTTCGTCATATTGCCTTTCGCAGACCCTTCCGGCTTCTGCTGCCCTGTCAGCGTATTCTGCCAGTTGTCGGTTTCGTTCGAGAGATTTTTCGAACACGTCGGTAAGCAAAATTCCGGTGTCTGCGGCTGACGACCCAGCGCCGACAGTGGCGTTATACTGCCTGAGCTGCTCACGGATGGCAACGAGCTGCTGCTGCAGCCTGCCAGCGCGAGCGGCAGCATCAAGAGCATCATTGCGCGCCTGGTCGATCCTCTGCTGCGCCTCTCGTTCATTGGTTGCTTTCTCCTGTTCGTCATGTTGACGGGCTTTATCATCTTCCGCTTTGCGGTCTTCCTTCGCCTGCGCATACCCGGCGTCGTACTGTCTTTCACCGTGAATATTCCAGGCTACAATGCCGCCGGCCACCAGAGCAGCAAGCATCGACACGATAAGCAATTGTTTCCAGTATGCTTTCACGAATGCCGTGATCATGATGCCAGCACCTTCTTGGCCGACAGGTAACGCACACGGCGATCGTCGATGCCATTCTGCCCGCCGTTGATGATCTGCGTGACGCGCATCAGGTCGTCGGTGTACTTCATGCATCCATATTTAACGAAGTACCAGGCCGCGCTCCGCGCTGCATACTCGTCCTGCGCCAGCAGCTCCGGCTGCTTAACCAGATCCACCTTCAGGGCAGCCCCGCAATCGCGGTAGTTGTTTAGTCCGGTGGTCTGGATGAGACCGCGCCCGCGGTAAAACCAGCCGTCGGTCGGCCCGTTATTCCCCATGCGTTTGCTGTACACCAGGTTGGCAATCGCTCTTTGCCTCTCCAGTGGCAAAGAGGGCTCACCCTGACGGCGGCCGAGAGAATTAGCCTGACCCTGCGTCAGCCGCCCGGCGCGGACGAAACCAGCCAGCCCCGCCACGCTGTAATTGAAGCTCTCAACGAGCTGGGTAAAGCCAGTGCTTTCATGCCCGGCCTGGGCAATAAACATCGCCTGATCCAGCGGCTTGATGATGCCAAACTCTTTCATGGCCGCCACAATGTGCGGATGCCAGCGTGTGGCCAGCGCCAGGCTAACGCCGGCAGCTTTCTGAAACTCGTTAATGTCCATGTTGCGACCTCGATATCTTGAAGATTTGCACGACGTTGCCGCGCGTCTTCAGCACCGCAGCGAACATCACAGCATTGATAACGACCTCAGAAAGATCTGCGGTCATGGGGAAGTGGTACAGGTATGAGTACGCGGTACGCAGCGGGATACTGGCCGCCGCCACGATGAGGAAATAGGCTATCCACCCGCCCCAGCGGCGGTGGCGCGATCCGTTGCGCTGGAAGAACATCACCCGCAGCGCTATCCCGCCGCAGATGATGGAATTAGCGATAAGCAGCAGATCATGGCCTGTCATCGTCTTTTCCTCCCGGGATTAAATCGCGCGGATTGTCAGAGCGGTGATACAGCCATATCCCGACCCGCACCGCGACAATTGCCGCAACGAACGCGCCGGCGGAGTAGACGATGCCCCGCTCGAACGAGTCCTGTGTGATGGTGGGGATCATGCTGGCAACGCCGATAAGGATTGATGCTGTGGGTTTGTAAAAGAGAAGACCGCAGAGAAAGCTGAGTAACGCCAGGAGAACGCGGCGCTTGACCGGATACTCAATTGCAGAGGTAACAAAAATTACCGCCCCGGCCAGCGATCCAAGCGCCACTTCAGGAGGTACGCCGGCGATAACTGCCGCCAGCGCACCGTAGCTAAGCCCCTGATTTATTGTATCAGCGGTTAGCGATGCAGACATGATGACCACCGTTTACTATGCATGATGAACCTCCTTAGTTTGGTAAGTTCATCATACACAATAAACCATATTTGAATAAACGGTAATAGTAATTTATGCCAGTATAAACCTTGTCACAATTATTCAAATAACACTTTTGCGGCAGTGGCTTTTTCTATTGCCTCATTCAGAATTGTTTGGTTTTCTGTTAACTCGCTGGCACTAAAGTATCTGATGAGAAGCTGATAATTGAGAACGCTGTCGCCAATAAACTCCATTGCCTGCGCTGTTAGATTCGTATCCATCCCCAGTAAATTCATTAAGGACAATACAATCTGTTCTTTTTCTGTCAGTTGATTCATTTCTCCCGCCATAATTATTTTCCTGTTGTATTAGTTTGTTGATGAGTGGCCGCATAGTTTGGCATTTAGTCCTACATTACACTCGGACAAAGCCACGCTGCTGATGTTGATGATTCGAACGTACGCCTGCGTTTTCGCGCTGTTGATATAAACCTGAACAGCTACAACAGGCATTGACCCGGCGTATCCGACTGGCGTCACATCCAGTGTGTAGTTCGTCCAGTCAGCAATAGAAATGCCAAACAGTGTCGTCACATCTTTTTCAGAATACCCGCCGGCACTTATTGGCCCCCACGCGACAGCTGAGGATGTGGTATGGAATTTCACACCACCGTCGAGGTTTACCCTGTTTTTTGCTTTTCCGTTGCCCGTACCCAAATACAGCCGCCGGGAATACGTATCGCCATAATCATCCACTCCCCAGGGTATAACTGATGCAGAAACCGAGTGGATAAACGACCATACACCAGATTGCGTATCGCGCCGCCGGGCAATAGGGGCGTTACCCGATGCGAATATTGAGTAGTTGCTTGCGTCATATATTCCCAGCCCGGTCACGGAATCAAAAATGCGCTGGCCGTACTGCCACTTGGCTACGCCATCTCGCAATCGCTGAACACGAACGCCGTCAGACCCAGACGACCCGGATAAATCACCAGCGCCCGCAATGTAAACCCCGCAATAGTTTCCGGCCCCATCCAGCACACCATCTACATTCGTGTCGACTTCAATTCCGTAAACCTCGTCCCCAGCCTTCAGATTGTGAGCATTTGTCAGGATATTCATGCCCCACAATTTCTGCCGTTCACAGTTAAACGATTCTATCGCAGCCATCAGAGCTACGAACGGCTCATAATTCGGCCCGCTGGACAGCGTGTCATGGACAGCCATTTCAACAGCCATAGTCTGGTGCTTTACCGACGTTCCATCGATATTCACAGCGCTATATTGTTTTGTTCTGAACGTAGTGCCTGATATTTTGTGGTTCGGGTGCGTTGTTAGTCTCGGCAGAAAATTGGTATTCGTGACTGTAATTCCCGGGGAAAAAATAACAGTACACGGCTCGGAGCGATCAAATTCTATCGCGCTGGTTAGAGTGACATTGGCATCAAAAGTGATGTTGCTGGATTCATCGAAAGCAGCCTGTACAGCATCCTGGTCGGACAGCCCCTGATTTTTGTAATAACTGATCGCGACAAGAGGTTTATTACCTAACTTTGCGACCAGTGAGGTCCCTTCTTCTGATGCCAGCTCAATCATCACATCAGCCGCAGAACCTGACTCAGGCAATACCGCTATCGGATTACCGGTATCGTTGAATGCCAGTATTTTTTTCCTGCGACCTGAGATGCCAGGAAGCATTCCTACTTCTGACTCAGAAACCCTCAGCGTTCGCTTAAAGTTATTGTCTGAATGAGAAATGGCGCCCTGATAGAGATTGTCAGCATACCCCTTCGTCGCCGCATCCTGCGCCTGTGACGGGTCACGAAGGTTACGAATGCGGTTGTTGAGTGCGTCGTAATAGTTAGCGAGCCATGAAGGCTTTTTGAGCGCCAGACCTGACCACCATCCATACATGCGCTGAATGATCATAGTCAACTTATCGAAGGCGTCCTCGTGGATCTCCGGGAAGAATCCGCCCTGATTGCGGATGCTCGTTTCCTGGGTAACCGGGATGCTGCGCTCTATAGAGATTTTATAGCCGTCAGGGAGCGGCGTATTGAGCACTACTTTCCCACCAGAGTATCGGTTGACGCCGGTAACGCTGTAGTCGGTGCCGAGTGTTAGCGTCACGATACTTTCGGAGGTATCCAGCGTCTGCACCAGCAGGTGGCTTTTATCCAGGATGCGGAACGTGAAATCGTATTGGGTAGTGGCGCCGTTCCCGGTGTACTCGTTACGGCTTACCTGCGTTGAAACTGTCATAGTCTGCTCCAGTGGTCAGCGCTGGCGCGCGTGCATAGAAGCATTCTATTACCCATAAAACCATATATGAATAAAACAGATCGAAACTAGCAAAAACATTACCATTAAGGTAAATAAAAACCTTCTGGAAAACCCTGTTACCTTTTGATATATGTATATATATACAGTATTTATCGGAGTAATCTTAATGCCAGAGCGGTACCAGTATCCTGTCGACGAAGGTTTTGCGGATCGTATCCACACCCCGGAAGGGGTCAGATCCCTGGTTGTAAAATCACAGCTGATGGAGTTGCTCAGGGAGATGGAGCGAGACGGCCACGATGTCAGCGGTGCGGCGGCGGAACTGGTGGCACTGGTTAACTATGTGACAAGCTCTCAGTTGTCAATGCGGGAGCTGCAAACACACTTGGATTTCTGCGCAATGCAGTTGCGGCAGCAACTCAGATAGGGATTGATAGCCAGGAAGCACATTTAAAATAATTCTTGACGGATTGCATGAGTGGCTTAGTATTACCAATAAGGTAAAACAGGAGGCGACTATGAGAACTGATGATGTGTTGAAATTCTCGAGCCTTTTCAAAGTAAACGTGTGTCACGATACAGAAGAGAATGTATGGGTGGCATACTGTGAAGATCTTGGGCTCTCCACTGAAGCTGACTCTTACGAAGATCTGACCGAAAGAGTGTGGGAGATAGCTCCTGAGTTATATGAAATGAACGGATACAAAGGCAACCTCAAACGGCTGCATTTATCCTTCGTTCAGGAACAGAACTTCACTGACAGAATGGCACTGTAGTGTATGGGTACAGGACTATACCCTACGCTCGTTGATATCCTTAAATCTGCAAAATGCTATTTTGTCAGGCAAGGAAAAGGGAGTCATGAGATATGGTATAGTCCATTATCATGCAGAAACTTTTCTGTTCCATTCACTGTGAAATCAAAGCATACAGCAAATAATATTTTAAAAGACGCTGGCTTGCCGAAGTTTTTTTAATAAAATTCTCATGGATTAATCATATGAACAATGATGAAGAATTTAGTTTTGTTTCCGAAATATCTAATTCCAAAAGAACTATTGAATCAATAATAAAATCAGAATTATTAGAAAACTTTAAAACTGATAAATTGATTTTCAATTCAATCCTCATCAACTTACTTATTTTAACAAGAGATATAACATATAAATCATTTAAGTTAGGGAATGAAATTTCGTTTACTGATGACGTCATCATTACCAATAAAATAACAAATGTTTCCATGCTAATAAAATATGCTAGAGATGCAGCATGTCATATCGACTCCGACAATCATATATCAATAGAAACCGGGGCAAAATTCAGTTTTAACATTTGTTTTGGAAAAGGAAATTTAGCAAATATAAATGGCGTTGAGTTTCGCTCAGATTATGATGATGATGTTTGCATATTTATAGGTGATCAAAAGATATATTTAAAACGACATATATATAGAGCAGCAACTGAAGCAATTCAGTTTTTAAAAGAGCACTACAAAGATACTGAATTTAGTTTCCATCTTCGGTAATCAATTAATTCTCATTAAGCCCGCCTAGCGGGCTTTTTGATGAGCGCTTCCCTGCGCCAGCAGCCTCAGTAACCCTTGGCCTTAACCATCACATACTGAGCATGCGTCTCTATGTCGCGCAGTACGGCGCCGATACCAACAATGTAGCTGAGCATGGCCGTGACTTCTGCGGCGGCGCCGGATACATCATGCCCGTCAGCATCGAGTTCGCGGAGCAGTTTCATCACCATTGAGCTTTTCGCAAGTTCACGCAGGCCATCAGGTGAATGGATGTGATCCTGATAGCGCCGGTTAAGAGGGAAGGTGTAGTGCTTCTGCTCGACCTGCAATGCATCCATGATGGCCGGCAGCATGTTGCTCGTCATCTCCTGCGCCAGCATGCGGGCTTTGTCCGCCGGCGATAACTCTTCCCGGACGTAGCGCCCGGTGCGGCGGATCTGCGGCAGCACTTCACCGGTTACCCATTTGCGGAAGCGGTAGGGGATGGTGCCCGGCGTCACCGCATCGCGGCAGCGGAGGATAAGGGTGTAGAGGCCAGACTCTGAGATGATGGTGAAATCTTGCTGACCACCAGGGGTGTGCATTGAATGCACCCCCTTTTCATCATCGTCTAAAGCGCGCATGGCGCTAGCAGTGTGTTTGATGCCTATGGCCTTGCAAACATCAGAAGAAACGAACCAAGGATTGCCGTCGATATTAACCGCACGAATATTGCTGTGCGATTCGAATGAAAAAACTGATGGTTTGGTGTTCATAGTGAATCTCCTGTGACTAGGACGATCACCACCGCAACGCCAATTACTGGTGGTGAACTGAACGGAGTTGGCGTACCGGCGTCACAGGGAACCGGCGTCCTTTCGGACCCCCGCCCAGCCCACCATTGAATAGGTACACTGGAGCGTAAGCACAAAAAAACACGCTAGCGCGTGTCGTGCGCTGTGACATTAACCGGGACGCCAATCCCGGCACCGGATTTTGCCGATGCCCGATCACTATGGCACAAGGTTTAGGCGATGTAAATTTACCACAAAGGTAATATATGGCGTATTAAAACACAAAATCAATCCATATATGGATTATTATGTTCACTATTTCTTTCAACTGCTGTTTTTTTTGCCAGCCAGTGTATGCTTTAGGTACAATGTTCATCCAACAGATAATTCAAGGAGGTCACTATGTCCACCAAAAAACCTCTTCCGCCTCCTCCCGCACCGCAAAAGAAAGACGACGGACGAGATAGAATCCGGGCAGCTCTTGCCGGAAGCGCTGCTAGGACAACTGAGTCTGTTGTGGGCGAAGTTTTATTAATTGACGGCGAGTTTGTCAGGTTGATTAATTTAGGATCTGGAAAGGAAAAACTTCGTGGTATGTCAGGTTTTTATGCGAGGGAGCCTTCTCGCAAGGATATTCGCCAAAGTCTTCAGATGAAAGCTTTATCTTGTTTAATGGATTATAATCTTGAGCCCGTGGCTCAATTATCGGTTGAAGAAGGTAAGCTTATTCAGTTATTGAAGTACAGCAGTAATGTAAAGGGCGGATTAAAGACGTTAAAAGGTTGCTCTCTTGTAGAAAAACCTATTTATAGCAAACTTCCATCCATGACCAGAGAGCAAGTTATTTCGCTATCTGATCGTATGTATTCCAGAACCCTTGAGGAAATGCAGGGGGAGTTATACGACGATGCGGAATGAATACCAGGGATTAATCCTCCCTGGTCAATTCAGGAAGGATCCGGAATTAAGTAAGTTTGTCGATTCATTTAAAGATCATTATCGATATGGACATCACCCACATTTTGGGAAGGATACCTTATTTGGTAGACCGCCTGAGGTTAAACCATACCACTTAAGAAAGGTTCATGTTGATCTAAATTACTACTCAGATGATCATGGAGAGAGTGGAACTCAAGCTTGTTGGAAAAACTGGGAGTCTGGAAAAATAGATCAGACCACAAAAAAAATGAAAACAATTCCAACTAGTGATGTTTATTTAATTTATTTTGTTACATCGGAACGAAATTGTTTTCTCCTTGACTTTTGGGGGCCTCCATCTAGTGCTCATAGAGTCGCAGCAGAAGAAACTCAGATGTTGAAACTAATTAATGAGTGTGAAAGGATACTCAATCTCAAAGGATTGCAGTCTATGCCTAGGCAAGCAAGCATTTGGCGCCCTGATTTCTTAGTGTAGCAGCAGGCCGCGAAAGCGGCCTTTTTTAATGGCTGAATTATGAGCTAAGGTCTACAATGTTCGGGCCACGTTAAGTGGTCTACACATGGTAAGTGAAAATGAAAAAAGCATTAGCAGTGCTGTTTGTTCTGTTGTCTCTGGGTTCAGCTACACAAGCTTTCGCTGGTAACTGCCAGCATCCTGATGATACTGCAGCTGATGGCTCACGCTGTGGCGGCCGTTCTGCTGACTCCCGCCCCGGCGGTCAGTGATAATTAAGGCCGCGAAAGCGGCCTTTTCTTCATATATTAAAAATCTGTTTCTTTGAATCTTTTCAACTTTTTAGAGAGAAGGATGTATAATATTGTTATTACGTAAGTTAGCTCTGCACCAAATATTCTTGGATAATATTCAGGATTAATCTCCCTCCCCGATAGAGAAAACAAAATAACAATAAAATCAAGTGCCATTGTAATTATGAGCGCAGCAGCCATTTTTTTAATGGTATATGCACCACCACCTTTTGCATTCATACTATAAATAACATAAGCAATACATATAATCTGAACACCTACTACGATAGCAACTGTAGTAGTAACATTAAAAATAAACCCCAGTGCAGATAGTAACTTCATAAGAAGTAGAAAGCCAAGAATCAATGCAATAATTGGCCTGTCCGTTTTAAATAAATTAATCATTATTCACCCACTGCCTTACCTAAATCTGGCGCTCTCCGTGGCGCTTCTTCGCCAGGTTCCCACCAGCTAGTTGTATTAAATTCACGCATCGCGCGGTCGCGCACGCGAGCGTTATACCCAGGGTTTGCCATCTCCTGAAGCTGTTGCAGGATCAGGTGATTGGTTACCGCTTTTGTATACCACAGGTTAGCAAACGGCGTAATCATCCTGGCGGTTTTTAACGCATCGGCGGTAAATGTTGTATCCTCACCAGCTATCGCTTTCTGCGAGTTCGTCAGCACGGTTTTAGAGAGTTGCTCAATGAGACCAAGTACAGGCCCGCCAAATGTCGCGCCAACACTCGATCCGTATTGCGTATGGTCCTGGAACAGGAAGTCCCCGTAAATACCGAAGGAGCCACCTTTAAGGAGCGCCTGCAGCCACGTCTGAGGCTTAGTCATATCCAGTGGGTCATTTCCTGACAGGAGTGTATTCATCTGGTTGGCGAACATCCCGGCCAGCGTGGTACCAGCAATGTATGACGCCAGGAACTTGACTGCTGGAACTGACTCAAGATCTTGTGCTCTAGTAACCATCTGCCGCATACCTGCCATCGGTGTGGTTTTGAATAGCATGAAACTCTTCAATAACTCACCAATAGCATTATTTTTAACGCTATCTCTTGCATATGTATCCAGTCCTGTCGCGGTTGTTACTGCACTGGTCATCTCTCCGTGTGTAATACCCAAGAGATGCTGTGCAGCCTCTGCACGTGCATTTCGCACCATGCGGCTAATGGTCTGCTCAACCTCTGCATCAAAGGCCTGTTTCAGTGTCTTGAACTTCGCGTCGGTCATATCGCCCAGCGCCGCCAGCGCCTGATCACTGCCAGCCCGCACCTTCTCTATCCTGTCAGCCAGGATATTACGGATAGTCTCATCGGGCACGTCATAGATCGCGTCTGGCGTCATCCCCTTATGCCCGTCAGGCGTCAGCGGGCGCAACTCCGCAGCACTCATAATAGCCCAGTCCTCTGGCGTCCACCCCTTGTTAGCCAGCACAGTCCGATCGCTGTCGGTCAGCGCATCCAGTGACTTATATTTGCGGGAAAGCTCGCCGATATTCTTAAACATCAGCAGGCCAAAAGAAGCCTTATTTGCCCGGTCCATAGCGATTAACCCGGACCACTTCAGCGTCTTCTCAGCGAACCAACCTGTTATCCCGCGAGAAAGGTCAAACCCTCCCATTTTCGACACCACCGCCGCATGCGTATCAACCAGCAGACCAAGCTCGGCATTCGCACGCTTTGCGTCGCCGTTAAAGAGATTGCGCAGAGTATTGGCCGACAGCCGCATGCCATTGCGATCGAAGCCAAGAGCCTGAGCATTAGCGCGCATGATGGCCTGATCGCTGGCTGCGGTGAACACACTGGTGCCAAGCATTGCCGAGGTCATCAGGTTTCGTAGACCACCGACAGCAGACGAAAACACGCTCGATGATGCAACACCGTTCAGCCCGGCCATTGCATTAAACATCCTCGTAACAAGATCTCGCTGATCATCCATGTCATTTACATTCTTACCGCCTCCATCGGTTGCCGTAGAACGTTTATGGATCTGGTCCATCAGCAGTTTAAAGTTGCTGGCTGCATCAGGCCCAAACGCTTTAACAACTCCAAGGTCCCGCGATGAGGACTGCAGGTGCGACATCATAACGCCGACTACTGGCTGCTGGGTGTATCGCTCCATATACGCAAAATGCGACTGTGCATCCTTGAACGACATCACCCTGCTCTGTGATCCGCGGTTCTTTATGCCACCGCTTCCCATAAAAGCGCCGGGGTCAATCTTGTTGGCCCCTTCCGTCACTTTGGTTTCAAAGATGGCTTCCAGCGCCTGGCGATACTCAATATCGTTCATCGGGCTGCCGTCGAGGTTAACATACTGCGATCGGTCCTGAGTGTTCCATACATCATCAACCCAGGCCTGCCGCGCGAAATCCTGCGGCGGCTGCCGACGAGCGGCGATTGCAGCAGCGCGCTCAGTCAGCGGAAGAGAGGAAAGCCACTCATCGCGGCCGGCGGCGCGGATAAGCTCGGCATCATCAACGTATGGCAGGTGCCAGTCATCACGCAGACCTATATCAAATCCGGAATCGTTCATCTCCTGCCGGGCCCGACTGGTGACATCCCCCCATACTTTCGCAATTTTCTTTGCTGCCGGGTTCCCGGTGTCTTCGCCGTAAATTTCCTTCAGGATCTGCAACTGGCCAGATCTGGACGCTTCACGGTCAAACGGCAAAAGGTTGCGCAGGCGCTGCTCACCTAACGCCTGACTCTGATAGAAGAATTTCTGAACATCATCGCCAGCTGCCGTAAGTTCGGCTGATAGCTGGCGCGTCCAGTCCTGGTATGCCCCTGTCCCCATCTCCTCTGCGGAGACCACGTTAATATCCGTCTGCTTGTCTCGCCCGCGGCGCCCGGAAAAAATAAACTGCTGTAGAGCGATCGGGGTTTGCTCATTCTCGGGTATGGCTTTATTCAGCGTGTCGCGAACTTTGGCGATAGCGATGGCATTCTGCGCCACTCGCTGACGTTTTTTGAATACCGCATGCACAGCCTGCGCAGCGGCAAGCTCTGCCGCCTGACGGTAAGTTTCCGCGTCAGGGATGCCGGTCTTCCCTTCCCTGGCGTTGCGGCGCGCGATGACGCGCACGGCGTCTTTAATACGGTCTTCGATATTTTTAATTTCGTCCGCTTTCGGCTGGCGCCCCAGCGTGTTGGCTACGGCATCAATACAGGCTTGTTTCATCACGGATTCCTCAGGAAGCAGGAAGCGGCCACAGAGTAGGCGCGGGATTCGTTTTTAACGGTCGCGATCTGGTTATCCAGATCGGCGAGCACTTCTGAAAGCTTCACCGGCTGCCCGGTGTCAGGATGAGCGACGGTGATATCCGACTCAACGCCGGCAAGGTCGCGCGCAGCCATCAGATCGTAACTACCTGAGGAAATGGTTTCTCCCGTATCGGGATCCACGCTGACCTGTGAAGTATCTTCTTTTCCGGCGAAAGCGCTATTGTCGGTCATTCTAGCCGGCGATTCACTGACGGCTTCACGCTGGGCTAGCGGGATCCCGTTTTCACGGTATACCTGTTCCATCGCCGCGCGCTGCTCCGATGCATCGGCCAGCAAATCAGGACGCACAACGCCATCAAGCCCACGCGCCTGCATGCTGACGTTCACAGGCTGCCCTGTCATCAACTGCCTTGCGGCCTCATCCATCGCAGCAACGTGACTGTTAATGCTGGCTTCGCTGCCGTGCAGAACCGGCGCGGACTCAATATCATAATGCAGCCCTTCATTCAGGGTATGGGCCGCATCGATATCACTGGGTTTAGCTGATGATTCAGGAATCAGTCCGCGCATACTCTCCGGGATAATTCCCTGCTCCAGCCTGGAAAGATCAGAGCGCGCATCGTAGAACCGTCCGCCAGGGGTGCTGTCTGCAAGAGCCTGCCTGCTGGGTTCAATCCTGCTCTGAATTTCCTGCACCCTCTGCTCGAGCGCTGCCAGTTCCCGATTACGAATGCGACGGCTGCTGCTGTTTCCCACGCGTTGGTCACGCAGTGCCTGGCGCTGTTCTCCTATCCGTGCAATTTCATACTCTGCCCGATATATCTCGTCGGTGAGAGCTTTACGGTCACCGCGAGATAAAACCTGCCCGGCCAGTTGCTGCAGTTCTGCCAGCCGTGAATCATACGTCGCACCTGGCGTACTGGTATCAGCACCAGGCACAACACCAGATTCCTGTGCAGGCGCCGTTTCTGCTGTTACCGTTGCATCCTGCGGCGGCGTAGTACCTTCATCAACTGTCGGCGGCGCATCAGCCCTGGCATCAACGGAATTACCGCGCGCTGCAAAGTGATGAGCGCCGCCAAACGCAGCCCCGAGTACGGAATCGATCAGGATGGCCTGACTGTCAAAGACACGGTACTGCTTCGCCATATCTGCATAGCCGTTCTCTTCCAGAGTCTCACCGACAGCAAAGCGGTTTAGGCCACCGAATGCCGCGTTGATGCCTACACCGGAGAGAAGTCTTGTCGCCAGTCTTCCGCCTACTGCCGCTGGCAATCCCATACCTACCGCATTGAATCCGCTTTGTTCAGCTGCCACGGTGCGTGCGGTCTGTTCGTCAACACCCTTTGCCAAAGCATCCTGGTAGGATTGCTCGTAGGTACTGCCTGCCGCCGCCGCTGCACCGACCACCGGTCCGCCAATAACTGAAGCACCGATCGCAGGTGCAAACTGGCCCAATCCGTGAATGACCTGGGCGGCCATGCCCTGACTTCCGGCCTCGGGCTTGATGTATTCCCTGGCGCTGCTCAGTTGCTTACCGAAATAGTCATATGACTCATTCAGCGCTTTGTCGGCATCCGGGAACATGACGCGGAACATGTTGATGGTAGGTGCGACATTGTCGGTAAATGCCGGGTCACTGATAAGCCGTTTGCTAAATCCTACGGCAGACTGCACTTGTCCAAGCGCACCTTCACCGGCTCCGCGAATGAATGCAGACAAACTCCCCTGAAATGCCGACGGATCGAAGTCTTCAGGCCGCGAAGGTTTTTCCTGCGCCTGATTATCCAGCCATGCCTGGCCCTCCGGGACCAGAGAAAAAAGGTCTGACATTATTCAACCCTCACAGTTACCGGCTGGTTAGTCCGCGGATCTGTCGCCCAACGACCGCTACCGTTTACGAGGCGATACTGGTTATTGCCGACATTTACCGCCTTAAAGTTTTCCAACGATGAAGGGTTTAATCCCGCCTGAGTCATAGCCTCTCGCCCTGCGGCAGTGTACCGGTCCCGGAAGGTGGTCTTATCCATACCGAAAGGCATGACTACGTCACTGCCGTTCAGGCCCTTATACACGCCGCCTGTGGCATACAACGCTGCTGTCTCTGCAATTTTAGAGTCGGGAGCTACAGTATTGGTTTTGCTATGATCGCCTGATTGATATGCAAGCGCGGCATAAGCTGCCCGAAAGTTGCCCCACGCCACCTGGCGCGCCTGAGCGTTGTAGGCGAAAGCATTACCGACTTCATCATCAAAAACAGCTTTAAGCTTCTCATCCGATGGAATGCTGACTGCGCTGATCCCCGCGTCCTTCATCGCCTTGGTGGGATTCAGCATCTGATCGCCAGCCAGCACCGTTTTAGCGACATCGTATTTATCCAGCGTAGGCTTGTAGGATACGAACTGGCTGTAAGGGATGATGCCGCTGCGGTTGTCATACTGGTTATCCTGCTGGCCAAGCAGCAGCGCTGCGTATGCGGTTCCTGGACTGCCTGGCGCGATCGATGATGCAACACTGCGCAATGCCTGCGGCGGTAAGGTTCTCCCTAATCCTTGCAACAGACTGATCGCCTGATTTACATCCGTAGAATTTCGGACTGCATCAGTCAAAACCTGCGATTCCTGTTTCGACAGCAGTGGTGGAGTGATACCTATAGCCTTCAGCTGGTCTTGCGCCGCATAGCGATTTTTCACCTCTGACGCAATGGCATCAGGAGTGCTGTTGCTGATTGGCTTATAGGCTCCAATATCGACAGCAGACTGAAACGGGTCAGACTGACGCTGGCTAATTATCCTCTGAGCAGCAGCCTGAACATGGTCGAATGCTGCTGCGCGCCCTGCCAGCCCTTCTCCATTACCAACCTGATTCTTTAGATCACTGACATATTGCTGAATGGATGCCGTCGGCATTGTGCGGAAAGATCCGATATACTGCCCGGCAACGCGCAGGTTTTCGAAATCGTTAAAACGCTGTGTCCCCTCCCGGTAACCGAAAGCGTTAATGAAGTCGCCCTGTGAAGGCGGATTATCGAACTGGATCCCCTTCAGATAAGCAGCGGTTGCATCCTGCACCTGATCAACAAGTTGGGCCTTGAACTGCGTACGAGCCTGGTTCCGCAGCTCCATAGACTGGCGTAAATATGCCGCCTGCTGCTGCGGGCTTGCGGCGTCGAAAGCTTGATTCCCTGAATATCGCTTAGGCGATTCCAGAGTAGTAAGACCAAGCGCGGCAGAAACGCCAGTGTTCAGTTGATCCTCGCTATATGGCTGTTTCCCGTTCTCGTGCTGGATGATGCCAGCGCAGAGCTGACGCAGGGTATTAATGTCGCTCATATTAAGCTGGTCATTTGGCGTGACATTCAGCTTTTTGCATAATGCGGCAATGTACGCTTCTGTGTTATTGCCATCGCTGGCCGGCGCCCAACGATTAACGATCTCGCTAACTGTGTCGTAACCCTGCCGCTGGTACGAAAGCAGGTTTTTACCCAGCGCACGAATACCATGCTCAGGGGTCACGAATTTCGCAAAACGCCCATCACTACCCGCCTGGCCATCCCACGAATTGGAACCGGCTTCGATGTTCCCCGGATTATTATTTCGCAGCCCTCTGGCGGCTGACGAATTACCATGCGCCGTAACACGTGGCGCACCCTCATTGTCTCCAGGCTCACCATTCTGCTGCATGAACTGAATATACTGTTGCGATGCTGCAGTACTCAGCGCGCTATCTGCCGCCTGCTCTTTCAGCTTTTCTTTTTCCGCTACAACCTGTTCCTGGCTCCATCCATGGGCAGCGGCGTACTGCTCGATCGCATCGAACCCCATTTTCACCGTATTAACAAACGCTGCATCATCACCATAGAGCCCCTGAGACTGGGTTACCACGTTTTGCTTAATAGCGGAGAACTGCTGATCCTGAAATTGCTGGAACTGGCCAACCTCATACCGGCGGGCCTGGTTATGAAATGACTGCATCGACTGCTGCAATTGAAAAGATAACTGCTGACGGGATTCGCCATCCGGCACGGTACCCAGCAAGTCCTGAGCTTTCTGCTGCATGTTCTGCATGACGACATCACTTTGCCCTAGCGCAGCCTTTCCCTGCTTCGTTATCAGACCATTGTCAGGGTTGTTGAACTGGTCATCACCGAACTGATTAAATTGCAGCAGAGCATCCTGGCTAAGCGCTACATCAGCCTTGCGCTTTGCATCAGCCATCATATTGATCGACGTATCAGCAGCCTGCTGGATGCCCTGCACCAGTGGATTTTCCGGGACACGAAGATTGCTCGTCATCACCGGCGCGGTTTGCGTCTGGCTCTGGCGTTGATATTGCGGAACGGTTGGCATAGTCAGCTCCTTTTACTTAGCGGAAAGCGGCTTCCAGGTACCGCCCAGCGTCTTGTATGCATTAAGACCGGTCAGCGTGGAGTTGAGCAGTGTTGAACCTGCGCCAAGCATTCCGGACTGCTTATAAATTTTCCCCTGAGCGCGGCTGGTATCAGCCTGGAACTGCAGCCCGGCGGCCTGTCGCTGGCCGTTGTTGATGGTGGTCAGCGCGTCGAGCGTGCCCTGCTGCATGGTTTCAGTTGTCAGGTCCAATGCGTTACCGCTCGTCAGGTCGGCGCCGTTAGCAGCCAGTGCATTGGTTTGCTGTCCGGCAACCCGCCTGGCCTGCTGCCGCTGCTGGTATGCCTGGTCATTAGCTGTATTGATAGTGTCGCGGGCGGCCTGCTCCTGAGCGTCGGCGTTAGCGTTCGCCAGCGCGGCATTAGCGCGGCCTGTCTGAATCTGACTGTAAGCGCTGAGACCGCCAGCAACTGCGGTTACGGCTAGTGCTGCGGTACCGACATCACACATGGTCGATCTCCTTCGTAAAGTGGTGAAATGGCATGCCCTTTAATCCGTATGGCTCAGGGTCAGCAAGAGTGAACCCCATCCAGTGAAGCCAGGATTTTGCTGCGTGGTTACGCGCATCTACGTAATTTTCAAGCACGCGATATCCGCGTGACATGTCACGAAGAACCGGGCGGCAATGGCGGAGGAATGTCAGCGGCTGATGCTCAATGTGGTCGGTGCTTACAAGCCACGGAATACCGCGCCCGGTGATGATCGATGCCGGAGATATACCGAAGATGGTTACCACCTGGCCGTTAATCATCCCTGCAGCGGCTACCGAAGCGCTTTTCATGGCGCGAGTGATGACTTCCTCCGGAGTCATACCGGCGGCAGCCATAAACTCATCGTGGTCTGCCTGGCGGACATGCGGGAGAATGGCGCTGATATGCTCGTCAGTAACGCTGACTATCTCAACTTTTCGCATATCATCCCCCTACCGTTACGCGCGGTATAATGGCCAGAATGCCAAGCGGCAGCGGATCGGAATGGCTGATTACAACCCGCCCGTTACGATCCCAGTTTGCATCGAGGTTCATATCGATGATGCCCGTCTTTAGCCCTACCGGGTCGTCGTAGAATTCCCACTCACGCTGGGTATACTCCAGCAAGTGAGTATCATCTGTTCCGGCCCAAACCGAGCGCCCGCTGTTGAGCATTACGCAAAGCTGATTGATGAGTTTGGTCTTATCCAGCAGCGTAGACTGCCCTGCAACGTTCACGTCCAGCGTTTCGATAACCGCGGCTACCGGCAAACCGATATGCACCACTGACGAGTGGTTTTCGATCGTCACTTCGCCGCCTGATACAACCTGCTGAGGTTCAACGTTACCGTCGGCAAGAATGCTAACCGTCTGCCCCTCGAGGTGAGACAGTCCCGCAAATGTCCGACGTGCTATCGACCATGTTGATTGCGCAGTGTTACGCAGCGCTGTCGGCACATCACGGTTTGCTAATACGGTAGCCACTGTTGATGAGATAACACCAGCAATGCTCAAACGCATCGACTTGCTGACACCGCCTTCGGTGTAGGGAATATGGATCTCGTAATCAGTGCTCGATGAGTCGAAGATTGCAGAGCTGCATGTTAGCGTGAATTCATCCTGGTAGGTCCAGCCACCGGCGGAACTGATCGTCATTGTGCGTGAAGAGTCGGTGTTTTCTCCGCTGTAAGACAGGCCAGAATCCACGAAAAATGCATCCTGCTGTTCTGTAAACTGCCTGGTGTTCAGTCGCTCAACATAACGAACTGTCGATCCATTCACCGTACGGCGAATAAGCGCATAGACCGCATCTTCCTGCCCTTCGCTAATACTGCAGATCGATTCGACATAGCCATTAGTCATCGGGTGCGGATGCCAGGCATATACCTGCTGCTCACGGAGATAAGTCAGGCCAAGCAGCATGCCGTCACTCCTCGCACACCATGCAACGCTGAACGGCTGTACAGATAAGGCCCAGTCCCTGATGCTGTAACCGTTAAACAGATGGCTGGCAAGGAGGGTCAGATCACTGGATTGATAGCTGTCCTGGTCGAATGAGTAAAACAGGTCGCGGATGATGGAGCCCTTCTGCTGAACGTACAGTGCAACGCTGCCAACGTTGATTGGTGCCAGATCGCTGCTACCGTTGAACGACTGACCGGACATCGCAAAGCCACCGGTTCCCGTCAGGTTGCCGTTGCTGTCTCCTGTCACCTTGAACTCTCCGCCGCTGGTCAGCACGATAAGCTGACCGACATCGAGAAGGTGCAGGATTTTGTTCAGCTGGCGACCGGCGTAGTTATAGGTAATCGCATCGTCGTCAACCTTCGGGTTACTGCGATAGAAGTTGTGATAATCACCGGTACGGCTACACCATATAGTTTGAGGAAATGCCCGGCTGCCGCCGAAAATCAGCCTCTGCTGGTAATAGGTAACTGTACCCGGGTAGCCGTCTGTATCGTTCCAGGCATAATGCGCCCATTTGTAAGTGGCAAAGGTGCTACCTACCACTTGCGCCGGCAGCTCGATCTCACCATCCTGACGTGGCACAACGTCGGCCGTTGCAGTTAGTCCATCTCCGGCGACGGCGGTAATACGGCACACGCCAAAACCACTATGCAGATAACGCCACAGCACACCGTTACGGCCACCAAGACCCCAGCCATCCCATGAATCTCCCGTTGTATGGGTCGGAGCAACAGTGCCAGTTGTGCCATTAGAACCGCCGTCAACACAGCGATAAAAGTTCTCCTGATATCGGCACTCGTCACCGATCCCGATGTCTTTATCGGTTTCCCACCGACCAACACTATCTACCGCTTTCTGTTCCATGTAGAACAGTTTTCCCACGTGCTGGCTTTTGAAAATCGGGCTGCTGGCAGTCAACGTTACAGATCCAGTTCGGCCTGAGGCGTACACAGTTACCGAGTCGTCTGTGTTCAGGTCCTGGAATGGCCCGCTGGTTGTTGTCACTGCGGCGGTGCGCCAGTCAGCCTCTCCGTAACGGCGGATCTCAAGCGGCGGATAATCGTTGTGGCACACTGTCATCACATCGGCAGACTGCGTAAATTTCAGCTCAGAAATGACGCTCACCGGCCATGGGGTAGCCACTTCAACAGGGCTGCCGCCGTCCGTAACCAGCGCGCCGTTAGACCAGACACGAAAATAGTGATCACCGAGCTCGAGCGCATAGGTTTGCGATACGCTGAACTGGAACGGTATTAGCCGGCAGTAACGGTCTGCATATTTCGCGCTCCCCAGGAACCGGAAACCGGGACGATTTTCAATGCCGCCTGACTGCCGGACGATAAAGTTGCGGCAGCGGCGCAACGACGTCTGGTATTTTTCAAGATCGATTCGACCATACAGTGAAGGAGATATCTCGCCGCCTGCAAGCGACGGCTGCACCAGTGAATAGGCCATCAGCAGATCCTCGCACTGGCAAGGTCAGACATCGCCTGCTGCGGTTCATGTGCCTCATCAAGAGAGCGTTGCATGGCCGCCGTAAGCACCTGCTGATAATTGGCCATTGCCTGCTGGCCGAGACTGGCATTTGCTGCGATAGGCATGGCTATTTCTGCCGCCATACGCCACGAAAGCGCATCAGCGAACAGGGCATCAAACATCGTCGGGTCAGTAATGCTTTTCACGTATAGCAGTACCGCCTGAGACTCATTGGTATGAATGACGCGGCCAGTGCCATCTTCATTGCTGCCAACCTCAAAAACAGGCTTATCCTGCAGAACGATATGAGACCCAGTGAACCACTTCGGTAATATGGCAGCTATGCGCGCGCAGTCGGTAGGGTACTGATACCGGAACAACCATCCCGGCGCAGGGTCGCCAAGGTCAGCCAGGACAACGCGCGACATGGCAAAGTTCCAGTCGTTGTCTGCCAGAACTGCGTCGCGCATGGACTCGTAAAACAGGTTGCAGGTATATGCCTCTTTGGTCTTTTCGGTGAGGCTGTTAATCGTCCGGCTGTTGCCTATACGTGCCAGCGCGATATTACAGATATTGATCACTGATGCCATATCATCCACCAACTAAAAAGGGGCTTTCGCCCCTTTGGTTATGAGGGCTTACACCCCGAGTTCTTTCCGCCTTTCGGCGATCTTCGCCTTCAGAGTTTCCGCTTTGGTATTGAAATGCGGCGCTTCGCCGAACATTTCTTCATACTGTTTGCGCAAATCGTCGAGCTCGGTTAACTCTTCTGCACTGGCCGGGACAATCTTTTCGCTCAGGCTGGCATCAACGGAAACCAGATTACTTCCCGGCTCACCGTCGTAGGTAACGATGTCGCCCGGCTCATGCAGGCGGCCATTGATGAATGACCGCTTAGCGACTTTGTACTCAGGCATTGGTTTGCACGCCTCCGGTGATACCCGCAGTGACTTTGCCAGTGGTCGGCGCAGTACCAGTCACCGTATAGTTCAGACGGATGTAGCGTTCCATCTTCATCGGCAACGTGATAACCGGAGACTTATAGCCCAGCACCAGAGACGCCAGAGGGATCGTCATGGACAGCACGTCCGCAGCGGAACTGAATGCAGAGTTGTCATCGGTTTGCACCGTCACAGTCAGGCTGGTCAGGTTGTTGAAACCCTCAACTACCTGGATAAGCAGCGGGATATCGCCATATTTACCGACATCTTTATTGCTGCCGGTATCAATGACGTTGGTCGAAGCAGCCGTGGCCGTAATGGCCTGAGCTGCGGAAAAAAGCGCTTGCTGGTCGAGCAGCATGATCCCCCCTTACGCCGTTACGGCTGATTCAGTATTCAGGATGGCGTCAGCGCGACGGATCGGAATACCCAGGAAAGAAACGATTTTCTTACCGGCATATTCGTCGATCGTCAGGTTAACGTTTTTCGCATTCATAGCCTGCTTGTGCAGCCAGGCATGGATGGTCTTGTTGCAGTAGATGACCTCTTTACCATCGCCCAGCATTGCTACATCACGCGCGTAGTACGCATCAACCATCATGCTGATGAGGTCGGCGCCGGTTGCAGCATCTTTGGTCAAGGTGGTCACATCGATGTTGCAGATGCGCGAGATCGAACGCCAGTCACGAACTGACAGGCCGAGATGCCATTTGAACTCATCACGGTAAGCCAGGAACTGACCGCCGTTCGCATCGCTGACCAGGTCATTACCCAGGTCCTGATGCTGGAACCCGGCGACCATACCTTCCGGATAGATCATGTGCGCAGTGTTCTCACCCCAGGACATGAACCAGATGGAGGTATTGGTAGAACCACTACCACCGGCGCTGAATACGTTCTCCGCGCTGGCCGCTTTGGAAGTGCTCAGAGTGTTGAAGCGCGGAGCCAGGCCCATGAACGCTTCCGGCTCAGCATCGGTATTGCCGTAGAAGGTGTAGCGGGAAACCTTGTTGTTAAAGCCCTGCAGCTTGCCCATGTTCTCGGACACGCGGAACGAGTCCGCATTACCGGAGCGATCGGCCAGGTCTTTGTCCACAAAGCCAAGGTCGTACAGCATACCGGTAGTGTCAGTCACCGGAACGGTCTGGGTTTTGGTAGGCTGCACGCCCTGGTTGTAACGGCGCCACACCGGCTCGGGAATACCGGCACGAATGGTGGTTTTGTGCTTGGAACCGTCATTACACGGCACGTAAATCGCATCGGTAATGACATCGTTGCTTTTCGCCAGTTGCTCGACGATTTTAGCGATCCGCCCGTTCTTGTCGGTACGGCTGTACACGTCAAGAAGAGAAGGCAGCGTCTGACCAATTAAAGCCATGATTACACCTCACTATTTTTTGCTTGGATAAAACGCTTCGACCAGATCGTTTTTCGGCGATCCGTTACCCTGGCCAGTGACGAAACTGTCTTCACTCATCAACTTGCCTACCTTTGCGAACGCCCGAACCATTTCCGGGTGGTTACCCAGGCCGGTCGAGTCAAGGAATTCGCGGAACTCTTTCGATGCGAAGGTATCCAGCGCCTTCTGCGCGTGTCCGACGGATACCGTTAATTTGTCGCCACCGATTTCTTTGTCAGCCTTCGTGTCAGCTGCCCACTGTTCAACCTGCTGCCCCCACGACTCAGCCTGGCGGTTCTGGATTTGCTCCTGCAGTTGTGGCCACAGTCCAGCCAACTTCTGCGCCTGGTCATTAGAAAGACCAAGCTCGCGCGCCACGGGCTCAAACAACTCAACAGCTTTTGAGTCCAGCTCAGTGCCTTCAGGTGCCGTTAGTTCATATTTTTCTGGAACCGATGGTTCAACAGAAGGAGTTGGCTTATCGCCAGTCGGCTTTGGTTTATCACCATCAGCTGGCGAAGGTTCTGGATCTGCTGCTGGTTGTTGCGCTGCTTCAGATTGCTCAGCCGCAGGAGTCGGGGATGGTTCGGATGCTGCTGGAGCTGCCCCACCATCTGCAGGCTGCTCATTGCACAAACGCCGATACATCAGACGCTCAAATAAATTCATCGCTATTCCTCGCTGGCCTCTTTGGCCATTGCCAGATACTGATCGGGACACGCCTCCATCACGTCGGAAAAGACTTTCAGTCCCGTGTTACGTTTTCCTTCGGCGAAGGCTGCCGAGAGCGCCTCACCGGTATAAGTCGTACGCCACACCCCAGCCTGCTCAATCAGGCGCCAGATGAAACGGCGGCCGTGTTCTGTCTCGCAGATGAGACGCAGGTCATTAAGTTCGTTCTCGCGCCGTAACTGCTGCCTTTTGAGCTCATTTGCTGCCAGTTCTTCACGCTCTTCTTCGCTCAGGTAATCAGTCATTGCGTCACCGCCGGCTGCTGAGCAGCATCAGAGAGGGTTTTTAACAGGCTAGGGTCAGCGGTGTTGGTATCGCTCAGGGTCTTAGCAGTTGCACCAGCTTGCTGGGCCATAGCCATCATCTGCTGCTGTTGTTCCATTTGAGCGCGCTGCTCGCGCGTAGCTTGCACCTCATCATCAGAGTTAACGATCGTGGCCGGGACGCCGAGCATATTTCCGTACTCGTCAATCGTCTGGTCGATATTGAGTTTGTCGAGCGCCGCAGGATTGGCTTTTGCAAGATTCCCAACAAAGCCAACAAAGCGCTCAACGCTGCTGATCCCTATGGATTTTTGGGCCTGTGCCAAAATGGAGACATATTCAACTTTCAGAGGAGTGCCCTGCAGTTCTTCCGGAGGCTCAGGAAATAGGTTGCGGCGCGCCATGATGTTGAATGTGCGATCAACGAAAGGATCAAGGAATTCATCATTAAGTCGCTCAAGGACTGGGCCAAGTTGCAGGAGTTTCTCATCCTGCATTGCGGCCACAGCCTCCACTGGCATGCTCCTGGTGTTGATGGTGCTGAACAGGTTAAACAGGTCAGAGAAGAAGCAGGCTTCAATCATTTGGCGGTCATCAGCAATGCTGCCGAGCATGTCATTAAGCTGAGGGCTGACGGCGTAAGCCGGACGCACTAGCTTGGTAGCATCAACCTCATCAACATAAGTAACGCCGCCAGGGGCAAGGTTGATCAGCTTATTTTTAAGACCTGCCGGGGCCACCATTGGCGGGTTAACAAGCTTATCGATCGCGTTAGCTTTGCGAATTTGCTCCAGCTGCAGCGCCTTACCAGTACCGAGCGCCATCATTCCCGGGCAGTTACTCCCGTAGACGTCTTCCCCGTTAATCTCCCAGCGCGGTGAAAGGATAGGCGGCTCATCAAAACCAGCCTCACGAAGGAGCTTGTCACCGTCTCCGGACAACTCGAAATACACCGATTTGAATGCCTTGTTACGGGAATTCAGCTTGCCGTTCACACGATCGATATTGGGTTCTGTCAGATGGACCACATCGAACCATGCTTCATAATTCGCGTTATCCCAGGCTCCACGCACGGCGTTACTGACATTGTCCAGGCCAAACTGCATAACAATCTGGCGGGCAGTCATGGAGAAAACGCGATACGTGGTATCGACTGACAAACGATGCGAGTTTGACAGGTAGTAACTTCCGATCGGCAGAGGATGAGTACGAATCACATCTTCGTCGTCTTCGAGAACCGCCATAGCCGCGGTACCAAAAACACCAAGGTGCCGGTAGATAATCGGCAGGGACTGGTAGACGTTAGAGCGGTTCATGACGTCGTTCATCCTGGTCATGACCACATCAAGCCAGCGTTTTACCGGTCCATATTGCATCATCTCCGGATCCGGCGTTGCCAGCTTAAACCATGGGCGGGTTGGGCTGGTGATACCTGACAGCATGCCTGATTGCAGAGTGCGGGCAGCTTTAGAGGCGGTAGGGTCAACGATGCGGGTATTACGCTTGCTGCCGTTGTTTCTCTCCGTCGTAAGAAAGCGCGTGCTGCGCGGATCGATAAATTCCGCCAGTTCGCGCCAGTGCTCCTCAAAGCTGGTGCGCTCATTTTTGAGCTGCCCCAGGTGTTTGAGGTAATGCTGTTTCGGAGAGAGTTCGGCCATGGATTATGCCCCGAGCAGGGTCTTACCCTGAGTACCGCCAGAAGGCTGCGTTACACCCTGGCTCGACGTCAGGATTGTTGATTTCTGCCCGCCCGCTGCGGCACGGCGACGACGATCGCTATCAGCGGCGTTCTGTACAGCAGAATCGGAAACCTGCGGCGCCGCCTGAACCTGCGGAGAACTCACTTTCGGCTTGCTGATGCACATTTTGCTGCGCTCCATACGCGTTTAAATTATTACCAATTTAACCACATATGATTTATTTGTCGTAGTGTATTGACCTTTTGACGATAAATTATTACCTTTTTGGTAAATGCAACATGAAAGCGCACCCCATTCCCTTCCATTGGTGGCTTTGTCGTTACTCAGATGGCGGAGTGCGCTTCCAGGTGTGAAAGCATCCGGCGTATGGCACATGCGTCGATAGCGGTCCGGGGGCTCCTTGGTACATGGCCCAGCGGGTAGCCGGAATGTGCAAGCCATGCCCTGCATGCACGACAGCGACTCACCATCGTGGCGGTACGGTGTGACACCTCGGAAGAGACGAGGATGCAACGATGAGAGCATTGGCGGAAGCAACGCCTCTCTCGCCGGGTGGTCCACTGTGGTAATCAGTGCTCTCTTCGTTGTGGTTAGCTCAGGAATTGGTTAGAGCTCCATCCATGCTTGCCATTGCTGCATGGGCGGGTAATGGGTTCCGAAAGGATCGCCGCGCCGGTTCGAATCCGGCACCACAACCCAATCATGCCTCAGGACCGTGATACCCGTAGTTCCAGTGCAAGTTTGGCGGTGGCAGTTATTCCCTTTCTGACCACCGCCCTTTTTACAGCAGGACGCCATTGCGATGACTTCATGCTGTAAACCCTGTGACACCCAGCCAAGGAAGGCACTTTCCATCATCCCTGTTTCGCCCGGTTCGCCGGGCATTTTTTTACCTGGTGACTGATCGCTACCATATCGGTATACTCCCATAAAAAACATATGGGCTTATCATGTTAGAATCACTTAAAGAATTCACGACATCGACATTCAACACAGCAATGAATCGCGTTAAAAACCCTGCATTCGGTGCTTTCGCAATTTCATGGTGCGCATTTAACTGGAAGCAAATACTTTATTTACTTTTTGCTGATAACGGAATTTACTACAAAATAGAATACATTTCACAAAATAGCAGTTGGTGGAACGTAATTGTTTTCCCTGCAATTTCTTCACTTGTTTTATGTATTGGTTTACCATGGATTAATAATGCTATAACAAAATGGCAAAGCAAGCCCCTTGACAATGCAGATTCAATTGAGAACTTCAAACAGGCGCGCATGATTCAACGCTCCACACGGCTGCAGCGCCTGAAGGCCAAGCATGACGTGACTTACGACAGAGTTAAAACTGGTGCTGAAAAAGACATCCAGTCAATGAAAGAACAAATAACTGAATCTCAGGCGAGAATGGGCGAACTTACCAGTGAACGAGACGAGTTACGTAAAAAAATAAATTATTTAAATAAAGAGGTCCAAAACCTTAAATCAAATATTGAGAACGCAAGTTCAATTATCCTTGAGAAAAATGAGCGCATTAGCCAACTTGAAAACTCAAGAGAATCTTTATTGGCACAATTCAATCTTGATATTGCATCACAAAGCAAACTACAGCAGTCATCTCCGCTGGCATCGGCTAGCGCAGTTGAAATGTTAAAAACAAAAGTTGATAATTCATTATTAAAATACAATGAGAAAAATAAAGAATATATTATTAAAGATTCAAAAAACATTAAAGATTAGGCCCACGGGTCGTACTCGCTGATCACGTTGGGCTGCTTGCCGCCGGCAGCAGGGAAATCTGAACGCTTCGCCACTGGATAGGCGAACGTCAGAAGCAGCGCATCGCCCTTGCCCGGAGACCGGCCAAGACGCTCTTTGATATCTTCCTTTGGCTCCATGGCGATCTTACCGTCCACCCTCACCTTGTACTCTGCCGCGGACAGGTCGTCCGCCGTCTCCTGGTCGTCCAGCGCGCCGCCGAGCTTGAGCCACGTCTTGCAGGCGTTGAACATCTCTCCGCGCTTATTCAGCATCTGAGGATCTGCCGATGCGCCGCCGAACGGCACAAGCTGCCAGGTGCGACCCCAGCCGTCACCGATGGACTTCAGACCGGTACCGTAGCCGAAGTCGATAAACACCGCGTCAGCCTGGTACTGGTCCTCAAAGTCGGCGATACGCTTCGCCATAATCAGATCGTCGGTGGTCTTGTTGCCGGTCCAGAGCACTTTGCTGTGCAGCCCCTGGCGGAGATAAATCACTGCATCATCCACGCCGGAATACGCCGGGTCGACGCCGATTATCCGCGGGGCGTGAGCCACCTGTGCCGCGGTAACCACGCGCTTCATCGCCTCGTCTGTCAGGCCGGTAGGGATGAACTGCAGCTCCGACGCATCAGGGAAGATCCCGCGCACGCGGACCTTCACAAAGTCGCTGTCCTCGCCGTAGTCGTCCACCCATTTCTGCAGCTGCTGCTTGTTGGTGCCTTCGACGGTGCGGCTGTCGATTTGCGCGCACTTCCAGCGGTGCTTGTATTTGCGGAAGCACTCCCTGAACCGCCCGGTGTTGCGCGTAGGGTTACCGAACGCCACCCAGATAATTTCAGTGTCCTCGTCCGTCAGCGCGCCCTCAGCAACCTCCCAGACCAGATCCGCGATGTTGGATGCCTCGTCGAACACCACAACGATACGCTTACGCTCGTTGTGCAGGCCTGCAAACGCCTCGGTGTTGTGCTCAGACCATGGAATAGCATCTGCGCGCCAGCGTTTGTCGTGGCCCGGATCGTTGCTGTACATCGCGGTGGCGGTGCAGGTGAACCACTCTTTCGTGATAGCCAGGTTCGACCATTTGATGATTTCCGGCCAGGTCTTCGTGCGCAGCTGGTTGTCGGTGTTGGCGGTCACCACCACCTTGCAGTCCTCACAGGTGGACATACCCCAGTTAATCAGCATCGAGATGAAAGCGGATTTACCGATACCATGACCGGAGGCCCGGGCAATCATCAGCGGCTGGTGACGTGTCGCGGGATTCTGCAGGTGCTCGCCTATCTCGCGGAATGCGTCAGCCTGCCACTTGCGCGGCCCGCTGGCGTGCGCCAGCTCTGTGCCCTCCTCGCCCCAAGGAAACGCATACAGCGCATAGCCCAGCGGGTCATGGGTGAAGCTAGCGATATCGTCGATCAGCTGTTCTTCCGGGGATAAAGCGGCGTCTGTCACTGGTCACCACCCTGGCGCTCTTTCAGGCGGCGCCGGGCGGCGGCCATGCGGTCGGCAATGGTAACGTTCACGTTAACTTCCATGCGCTCTTTGAACGCGTTAACGTCGACGTGCTTACCGATGAGCTCGAGGTTTTTCACCTTGTCGGGCCATTTAATTTTCTTGAGGATGCCAACAAGCTCTTTGTCATCACCGCGGCCCTCAAACATGTCAGCCAGGTCAAAGCCAGAAAGATACTGGCGCCATACTTTAGGCCACTGAGAAACAGGCTTGATGCTCATGTCATCGTTCAGGATATCCAGCACGTCCATCTGGTCTATTTCCACCAGGCGCAGCAGCACGTAATCGGCGCTGACGCGCAGGCGCTTGTTGCGCTCTTCCATCAGTTCAGCGATTCGTTTCTGGATACGTTCATCACGCATCATCGTGCTGGCTTTGACGTGGGCAGACTTTGGGGAGAACCCGGCATTGATGGCCGCCTGCGTCTGATTTTCAGGGCATTTCACATACTCCTGGGCGTAGGCTTCCTGCATCACCGTCAACGGTTTGTACTGAGTTGATTTGCGCTTCGGATCCTTTGGCATGGTAAACACCCCGAAAATAATTACCCTTTCGGTAATAATACCATGCCACCAGCGATGTTACATGATCGGAATATCATCATCACTCACCCACCCGGCCCGGTTTATCAGGTAGGTAACGACACCCCGCACTTCAACATCGTCCAGGGCTTCCCCTTCCAGCGCCTCACCATCATCAGTGATCAGCGCCTGCCCACGGACAACAGCGAATTCAGTTTTCCCGGCATATGCGATAAGGACATGATCACCCTGCTTTGGCCTGCGGCAGACATCGACGATGGCATAACCGGCGGCAGTCTCCAGGGCGCGACAGTTGGCGTCATACTGACAAAGGCGGGAAACGGTAAGCGTTTGCTCAACGTAGTCTGCGGCAGGTGATGGAAAGCCCATGATGAACCTCACATAAAAATACTGTATATATAAACAGTATAATCATGCGAGGGTTTAGTCAATATTACGTGACATGTCACAGCGGTAGTTTTGTTTCGTGCCAGCCAAGAGTGGCCCAGCACTGAGAGTCACCAGCGCAAGGGCAGGATGCCACCGGCAGTTGATCGCCGCACTTGCCGCAGCGGCGTTTGCTGATGGCGTTAATCCGGCCGCGCACCCGGGCGTCATCCTGGCGGATCAGCAGCGCGATGTACTCGGCCATTTCGTAGGGATCACGACCAGGGCGCCGGGCGGCGCAGTTCCGCGCCAGCATTTCCTGCTCCTGCTCGTCAAGCACCAGTTCAATCTTGCGCTCACCGGCGGCGGACTGCCGCGCGCGCTGCGCGGCTTTGCGTTCTGCTGGGGATTTACTCATCTCGCACCTCTAACGTCGCCTCAGGAACTGTATCCGCAACCCAGCCGTTACATTTCCTGCACCGGAATACTGTCACTCCCTCATGCGAATAAACGAAGTTTCCTATGACTTCCGGTTCTTTATTCTCATCCGGATAGAACGGCCTTTTTCCATCTGTTCTACAACTCATTTTGGCACTGAGTTCAATGCTGATGGGCTCTCCACAGCTACAAGTTCCCTGAATAATTTCCATCATTTCAACTCCTGCGGGGCGGCTGCGAGCATCAATTCATAAATTTCCGCCACCTCTCCAGTTTCGTTGTCTCGCATCGCTGACAAAATCATTTCCGCTGTCGGCTCCTTCGGCACCATCACGTAACCATCCGGCACTACCGGCACCGGCTGCGGGCTGGCGTAGACTGGCATGACATCATCATGACCCTTGTTACTTTCATCCGTCAGAGACCAGAATAGCTTTCCTGACGGATGCTTAAAGATGTAGGCAACCGGCTCGCTGTGCAGCGGCTCTCTCTCGATGCTCAGCAGTACATACCCAGGAATCCATTCACCAACGTCTGCGATATGGGTGATTTTCACATTGATAAACTCTCCCGTTTGATGACAACTACCTCGCGGAGTTTCCATCAGGTGAAGAGTGTCGCCAACACGATAATCACGGTCATTTTTACGCAGTTCAGCACGTTTAACGCCAGCACACACAGCAGAGAAGAACTCCGGGTAGATTTTCAGGTCGTGAGTAATTGGCTCTCTGGTTATGGTTGATTTGGTCATGGCCTAATCTCCGTTCTGCCGCCGAGGATGCGGATTGCAATCCGTTCCCGGAGGCTGAGTTGCCTGCGTTTTCCTCTGGCGTTTATGATTTCGGGCCTGCCTGCAGGCGGATAGTGAATCCGAACCGACTGCCCATCTAATGCATGGGACGCCTCAAGGAGCGCGGATTTTAAATATGCAGGGCATTCATGCTGCACTCGTTCACCGTCTGAAATAACGCCAGCTATACCCTGCAGAGTTGACGCCAGATTACTCAAATAATTTTTCATATCACTCGGCCTCCACCTTGATGCCAGCGGCATGAGCAGCCAGGCATTTATTGAACCCGTCGTTGTTATTAGCCAGCCCAAGATTCCAGCCAGCAGTTAAGCCAGCTCTGTAGGAGCTCTCCTGCAGGTTTCCTACAGTGACGGCGCGGGACTCCAGCTCGGCGATGCGGTCAGCTTGTTTGCACAATGCCTGAGACAAAAGAGCAATCAGCTCATTGTTTGAGTTAGTCAGCTTGTGCCAGTCGGCGTCATCAGCGCAGAACGCATCGACAACTTCGCGCCATTGCTTCTCGCCTGCCTGCGCCTTCTCCAGCTTTTCACTGGTCGACTCAGCTGTTTTTCTCCACGTTGCGCAAATACGTTTCTCTGTTTCCAGCGCCTCTACCAGCGCGATGACATTGTTTGGGTTAGCCAGGGCGATGAATTCGGCATTACTCTGCGCCGTCTCATCCCATGCCACATGCCCCTCGCCGTCGTATTCCTCACAGATGCAGGCGGCGTCACTGTTGAGCGAATCAAAGAGAGTTTGCCCGTCAGAGCCATAAATTGCGTATGAGGTGAATCCCTCCACACAGTCATCGCCAGACCCGTAGCATCCTTCGTTTTTAACTTCGTCGGCCCACCATTCTCCCTGCGTCGCTTTCTCTGCAGCAGTCTTCATACGCTGCGCCAGTTTGGTGATATCAGTCATGGTTGACTCCCTAAATCTCAAAGGCCAATTGCGGCATAAAGCGGTCGCGTTCGGCGTTATAGTTGAGCGCACTGGCGCTGTTCATTGACTCGATACGCTCAACGAGTACAGCGGCTCTGGCTTCTTTGCTGGCCGGTGCATAGGCTGATTTCTGCCATGATTTATCGATACCGATATTGCGGGCCACGTTTGTGCTATCAGCTGATGACAGCGGTATATGGCGGAAAATATCGGCATTGAGCATACGTAGGCCGTGCAGTTTGCAAATTGGGTAGCCGTTCTCATCCACAACATGCCGGATTAAGTCACGCAGGCGAGCCACACAGCGGCGCGGCCGCTTTGCGTCGTATTCGCCCATGCTGCCGATTGCCACGCGGGGGAACTCATTGCAGAGCTGAATAAACCGCTCGTCTGGTTCGTTCATGTGCCACACTGGCGCCCCAATGAACTTTCCGTGCGGCCACTCTGCTATCAGCGCATCGTTTTCCTCGCTACTGCCGCCGATAACGTCCGGGATAATGGCGAATGAGAACCGCGGGTGATTAGCCCAACGCTCGACGAACCGGTAATACTCGTTCCAGTCCACAACGCGTTTTTTCGTCCAGAAACTGAATGCGCCGTTATCCAGAGCAAATGACTGAGTAACCTCGCTAGCCAGTGCTAACTGACCAGCGTTTGCAAAGCTAATGAAAGCATGGCGCCCCTTCCACGCTTTCAACGCACAGGTATCTGGCGTGATTGGCCCTCCGTGGAAGTGAATCATTTGTCAGCCCCCTCGCGCAGCTCAGAGGAGTGGACGCGCAACACGTTGATTGCATCACTGACGCCCGGAGCCTGGTGATTCAGCATCGTCATGATGGTTTTAATTCCTGACTCCACACCATCAGCCTTAATCCCGGCTACGATGCGATCGGTGGCGGGGGTTTCGACCTGCCACCACAGCAGATGCATCTTCGGCCCCTCAAAAGCGCCATCAGACTCATAACCACGCAATTCCTCAGATAAGCAATCGTTCATAGCTTTGATTTGCACATTCTCCGCCTCCAGCTGCTTAAACGCTTTCGCCAGCTTCAGGAACTTCTTCTCTCTGATCGACAGCTCGCCTGCGCTCTCCAGGGAGGCGATGAGCTCGTTAACTGTTTCGATGTTCATGCTGTCACCCACTCGATCATCATGCATACGCCCCAGGTCACAGCGACTACTGCAACCCACCCGGCAACATTGACCAGTGCCGCAAACCAGAACAGCGTGCTACGACTGCAATGCTCAAAGTCCATACTTACCCCCGCTTACCCGTTTAACTTATTGATTCAATTGATATCAATGAAGATCGTTGTTTTAGAACTCTTCGACCTTCCACCCGCCGCCGACTTTTGCCGGGAGCTTCGTTACTCCGATGATCCGGAATGGGTACTGGTCGGCGGCGACTTTGGTTTTCACCCTGGCATCGTCGGTCCAGTAACCCCCCTTCACTTCGTGCATTTCCAGTTGGCCGTTTGCCAGCATCACGGCGAAGTCAGGCGTGTAGAACGTGTTGTCAGCCAGACGCAGCTTGATGCCTTCGAACCGGAACCAGGCGATTTCCCCGTAGCGCTTGCGCAGTTCAAGTTCTTGCGCATACGCCGTTTCGGTTTTGTTCATCTGGCCCGCTTTAAGCCGGCCAAGTGCCTGTAGTGTCTTTCGCATGATTTTTACCTTATTGGTAATTTATAACCATAAACGGATCAATATCAATAGTCTTGCGCATATTTTATTACCTTTTTGGTAAACATTAAGGCGTAAAAAAACGCGCTTCCGCGCTGCGCTGGCTGTCAGGGCGCCGGTCCGCCCCTGAATCCCGGCGGGATCTCGGTATCCGGTCGGGATATGGTGTTCACATCTCGCTGCCCAGAGCCGCCTTTCAGCTCGAACAGCCCTTTCCAACCCTTCGCCATGCTCTGCTTCACAATCTGCATCTGCCGTGTGTGGTTGCCGCCAGACAGGTTAATCAGTTCGGTGATTGCTGCGCCCTCGCTCCGTTCAGTTGGCGCGTAGGCTTTAAACCGCATTTCTGACCTGTAGGCCTTCCACTCGTCCCAGGCTTCGGCATTGAGCTGTTCAGGATACGGATAAGATTTTTTTGGCTCCCTCCCCCTTGGGGGGTTAGGGGGGATCTTATCTTTTACTTCTTCTCTTCTCTTCTCTTCTCTGGTCCGCATTTCGTCCGCATCAGAAGCGGACATTTTGACGACATTTCTCTTAACTCTTTTCCTGTCAGCGTCCTGTGCGCGGCGCTTCGCAGACTGACCGTTATGGGCTTCAAATCGCGGCATTACTAGGCTTTCGCCATCTTCTTCAAGCCATCCAACGGCCATCATCGCCCGGGCAAATCCTGGAAATCCGATGAGGTCATCGAGCGTCTCAGGGCTGTAACCATCAAGAAAACCATCAACAGAATGGACATCAAAAAGACACCATGCGGAATGTAGTCCGCCAACTATCCGAAGTCTGTCCGCTTTCAATGCGGACGCCATGCGGACAACTTTAGGATGTGTGTGAAGGTCTGCACGCATCTTGATCCAGTCGCCGGCCATTATTCACCCCCGGATAATTCATAAAGGGTCAAATTACCGTTAAAAACAGCACCAGTATCGATGTAGAGCTGGTTTTTGATACGCATTGGCTGAAGCGCTGGAGTGTGGCCGAAAATGAATAAGTCTGCGCCAGAAATACTGGAGCTAAAGCCATCAATGGATAAACTGATTCGCTCACGACTCCAGATAGCTTGCTGTGAATCTACCGGCTTACCGTACTCATATTCGTCGTGAGGATAGTCTGCATGGCAGATGACAAACTTCTTGCCGTCCTTCTCCACCTCGATGATGAGCGGCAGCTCTGCGACCTTGGTGAGCAGAGATTCTAGACGCATACCACGCTCGTAATCGGACAACTTAAGGAAAAGATCCCAACCGCCGCCGTTGGACACCCAGTGCCCGTAGCTTCCGCCATTGAGCAACGCATCCAGCATCATCTGCTCATGGTTGCCGCGCACCGCGCGGAACCATGGCTGATTAATCAGGTCCAGGCATTCGACGTTCTCGTTGCCGCGATCAATCAAGTCGCCCACGGAGATGAGCAGGTCTTGCGCAGGGTCGAAACTGACTGCGTCCAGCCGGTTCATCAGGTTGGTGTAGCAGCCGTGCAGGTCACCGCATACCAAAACCCGGCGCCATTCTTCGCCATTTATACGCTGATAAATTTTCATGCTGCCACCGTTGAACTACCGGCCTGCAGCATGAGGCGTTTTATCTCAGCCTGGCGGCGTTTGTTTGTTTCCATAGTGCACTGCACGCAGTGACCGTTATGCACCCAACGTTCGCTATCATGGCCATGCTTACACGATTTCCCGGTGTAGTACCGCTTCAGGCCACTGATTGCTGCTTCATTCCTGGTAATAATCTTCATCTTCGTAACCTCATTCCGATTGCGATTACGATAATTTTGCAGCAAGCCAAAAAAAGATCAACCGTATTTGGATAATTATTACCAGATTGGTATTCAGGGAGAGGCAGTAGCCGCCTGGGGGTGGCGGCGCGGGTGAGTTTTGAGGATTAACGTTCGTGGAACCAGAGGACCAGGTCGGATTTTGCGGTGATCCACTTACGGGATTTGCAGGCTTTAAACAGTCTTTCTAACAGAGGTTTACGTGGAATTCTTCTACGGCCAGTCAGGTGAACCTGAATGTAGTGGCTGGTCGTGCCGGCGTCACTTGCGAACTCTTCACGCTCTGCCGGAGAGAGGTCGAGCCAGCAGCGTTTGAAGTCAAATTTTTGCACATCGCTCATATTTTTTTAGTCCCGGACTAACTTTAGACAGCCTGATTATTACCAATCTGGTGTAAAAATCAATGACTGTTACCTTTTTGGTAAGTTTACCTTTATGGTAATATTCTATTAAATTTAATCAGTTAGGTAACAATTTCAGGCTAAAAAAATAGAAATGAAAAGCATCTACGACATACGACGCGACAACCTCAACGAGATAATCCGGAAGGATTTCGATAACACGCAACTGCGGTTTGCCGAGAGATTCAAAAAATCAGCGAATCTCGTTAACAGGTGGAGCAAAGGGACCAAAAATATCGGCGCAAGCGTCGCGCGCGAGATCGAAGCTTTCACCAGGAAGGAGCGATTCTGGCTGGATGTCGACCATCTTTCTGACAACCCGATCCTGCCGAAGATTATCGACCCGCAGGAATGGAGCGTAGAAAAGCAGGCAGCTTTTACCCTCGGTGTATGGATGGGAGAGCATCCGAATCTGAACTCTGAGAAAAAGGTTTCGGAAGCGGCCGGCATCGGTCAGGCGACCGTAAATCGCATCCTGAACGTAGAAGGCTCCACCAGCATTGGCGTACTGGCGGCTATCGCTCGGGCGTTCGGCCGCGATGCATATGAGCTGATCCTGCCGCCTGGCAATGCTGGTCTGATTGACTATGACCACCACGAATACGCCAGGCTGCCGCAGGAAGAGAAAAACAAGATCACCGCCTTCATCAAGTTCATCGTCAGCCAGAACCAGTAAACCTCTAATCTATCTGTCACTCCTGCCGGGGGGATAACTTCCCGCGCCTCATACATTTACCATTTTGGTAAACTTTTCCTCGTCACATCTATTGACTAATTCGAAAATTGATCAGATTATTACCTTAACGGTAACAGCAGGGCGTTGAATTACCAGAAACCCACCACCGGGTGGCTTTCTCATACCCCTGATATTTACCAAATGGTAATAGTGAGGTGTGTATGCAATGGCAAATCATTAACGGCTGGTACTGCGTTACGGCATGCGGGCTGATGAGCTGGAAGTTTCGCACGCTGCCGGAAGCAATCAGCTGGGCGTTCGTCAGCAAACTGGCAGCAAAAACGGAAATGGGTATGGGGGTGAGCAAGTGAACATTCAGCAGATTAACAACCTGAAAAAAATCATGAACAACATCGACGGCGACTACCAGCTTAACCAGATGCTGTACGAGCGCCACGTCGAGCTTATTGACGCGATCAAGTTCCATCAGCTGCAAAAACCATTCTACGAGCTGGAGCGCAAAGGCGTGCGCAGCGAGATCCTGGAAGAGCTGATGATGAGCTCTGAGTTTGAAGAATGCCTGGCCGCGTATCAGCGGGAACTGACCGGCATCATTACCAAGTGGGATCTGGCTGACCAGCTGGATACGGCGAGGAACGCGGCATGACACCAGGAATTTACTTCGATATCAGCAATGAGGACTACCACGCCGGAGACGGCGTGAGTAAATCGCAGCTGGATATGGTGGCGCTGAGCCCGGCCCTTCTGCAATGGCAGAAATCAGCACCTGTCGATACCGAAAAGCTGAAAGCTCTGGATATGGGGACGGCTCTGCACTGCCTGCTTCTGGAGCCGGAAGAGTTTGATAAGCGCTTCATCGTGGCGCCGCAGTTCAACCTGAGAACCAACCAGGGGAAAGCAGATCAGGAAGCCTTCCTGAAAGACGTCGAGAACATGGGCATGACGGTAATGGACGCCGAACAGGGCCGGAAGCTGAAACTGATGCGTGATAGCGCAATGGCACACCCGGCAGCGCGATGGCTACTTGAGGCGGAAGGATTCTGCGAAGCCTCCCACTACTGGACGGATCCGGAGACTGGCGAGCTGTGCCGCATACGCCCGGACAAGCGCCTGAAGAATCACCCTGTCCTGCTGGACGTGAAGAAGGTTGCCGATATGGAGCGTTTCTCGCGCCACATTGAGGAATTCCGGTACCACGTACAGGACGCGATGTACCGCGAAGGTGCGCAGCAAACCACCGGTGATCCACATGGATTCTTCTTCCTGGCAGTGAGCGAAACCATTGACTGCGGCCGCTACCCGGTGCGGGTGTTCGAACTGGATGCGCAGGACGTGGACACAGGGCATGCGCTATACCGCCGGGATCTGAATACCTATCACCAGTGCCGCGAAACAGGCGACTGGGGTGGATTTGAAGTTATTAAACGCCCTGAGTGGGCACGTAAACAGGATATGTACGTATGAGCAACGATATCGCAATCACTTCTCAGCATGGCGCTACCGTCGGCACCGCCGCGGCAATCTTCAGCCCGGAAGGGATGGATCGCCTGGTGCGATTTGCCACCCTGATGGCTGACAGCAAAGCCACCGTTCCGGCGCACCTGGCTGGAAAGCCAGCTGATTGCCTGGCAGTCACTATGCAGGCGGCGCAGTGGGGAATGAACCCGTTCGCGGTGGCGCAGAAAACGCATGTGGTTAACGGCACGCTGGGCTATGAAGCGCAACTGGTTAATGCGGTTGTCTCTTCCTCAAACCTTCTGGCCACTCGCCTGAACTACAAATGGGATGGCGACTGGTCAAAAGTAAGCGGGAAAACCGACAAATCTCCGAGCCTGACAGTGACAGTGTGGGCAACCCTTAAAGGCGAATCTGAGCCTCGCACCCTGACCATCAGCATGGCGCAAGCCGGAGTGCGCAACTCACCACTCTGGGAGCAGGATCCGCGTCAGCAACTGGCTTACCTGTGCGTTAAGCGCTGGGCACGCCTGCACGCCCCTGATGTTCTCCTTGGCGTCTACACCCCTGACGAATTGCAGGAAGCAGCACCGCGTGTTGAGCGCGACATTACGCCACCAGCTAGCACCGCTGCGGGGATGAATCAGCTGATCAATTCGCACCCCGATCAGCACCATGAAGAGAAGGCGAAAAAGACTGACGACCGCGCACCGGAAGACATTCTCTCTGGCTTCTCTTCTGCGGCTATGGCGGCTCGTAACGTTGCAGAACTGGACAAGGCCTACAAATACGCGGCCCACCGCCTGGCTGGTAACCAGGAGTTACTGGACGCTGCCACCGATGTATACGGCATCCGCAAAGACGAACTGAACGAAGTCCCTATGTAACCACCACCGCGGCGCCGGGCGCGCCGCACTGAAAAAAGAGAGGTAACGATGAAAGGTGCATTAGGCAAAAAGGAACTGCTGGCGGTGGTGCCCGTATCGATGAGCACTATCGACCGCATGGAGAAAAACGGGGAGTTCCCTAAGCGTTTCTGGATCACAGACAAGCGCTGTGCCTGGAACAGCGAAGAGATCGAGCGCTGGCTTGATGAACGTCAGCAGAACGGCACAACGGAGTTTGCTGGAAAAAAGCCTCCGGTTGAGCAGCGAGTATTTCGCCCGGTTGGTAACGCGGCGTGACATCGCTGGCGAGGTACTGGGAAAGGTGGTCAGGATGGTTTCTGTACCTGGCCGCCGTATCCGCCTGGCTGTTCCTGCTGGCGGTCATTTTTCGAGAGGGTTGGATACGATGAATCGGATGGAAAAATACCACGCGGATTATGTCTCGCAGCGCAAAGTGCCCCCTCTTGTCGCCGTAACGCCGGCGGCAATGGAGATCGAGCAGCGCGCTATTGCTCGCGAGAACAAAGGCCAGTACCGCCTGGCCGCTCGCCTCTGGCTTGAGTGTATGGATGCGGCCACTGGCGAGGTTGAGCGGGCCCGTATCGCTATACGCCGCGATCAGTGCATTGGCCGCGGGAACCGGCTTCGTCAGGGATGCTATGCCGGGATCTGCGCCACAGCCGGGGTGATTTATGACTAACCCACACGACAGCATTCGCGTAGGCAGTATCACGCTGGTTTATTCGTCCGTGCGCCGTGGCTGGCTGGCGCCCGGCGGCCAGGTTATCCAGAACCCGCTGAAGGCTCAGCGCCTGGCGGAGCAACTGAATAGCAAGAAGGTGTCAGCATGAGTGGAAAATACACCCTGATCTATGCGGATCCGCCTTGGGCATACCGCGACAAGGCAGCCGACGGTGACCGCGGAGCCGGGTTCAAGTATCCAGTGATGAATGTTCTGGATATCTGCAGGCTGCCAGTATGGGAGCTCGCCGCCGAAGATTGCCTTCTGGCTATGTGGTGGGTACCGACTCAGCCGGTAGAGGCGCTGAAAGTCATGGAGGCCTGGGGATTCCGCCTGATGACAATGAAGGGATTCACCTGGCACAAGACGAACAAGCACAAAGGGAACAGTGCGATCGGCATGGGCCATATGACCAGGGCGAACAGCGAAGACTGCCTGTTTGCGGTGCGCGGGAAACTACCGGCCCGCATGGACGCCTCGATCTGCCAGCATGTCACGGCGCCGCGCCTGGAGAACTCGCGCAAACCAGACGTTATCCGCGAGAAACTGGTGCAGCTGCTTGGCGATGTCCCGCGTATTGAACTCTTCGCCCGCCAGTCGTCTCACGGCTTCGACGTGTGGGGTAACCAGTGCTCGGCGCCGGCGGTGGAGTTGCTGCCAGGCTGCGCCGTGCCGGTAGTGAAGACGGAGGACGCATGAACATTGCCGAAGAGGCCTCACTGATACGACAACTCGAAGAGACGCGCGCCATTATCAACCAGAGGAATGGTGAGATCCTTCACCTGCAGCGAGAAGCTGCGCGTTATCGTGAGCAGCGGGATTCTGCAAACGCGATGGTTAAGTTCCTGCGCGGTCTCTTTGAGAATTCTTCGAAGGCGACACAATGAGCCGCCTCCGGGCGGACTATTGTTCATTCATCCACTTTTCAAATGCAGACGGGGAGAACGGCACCAGGTCGTAATGCTCCCCGTTTATCCATGCATCGACCATATTGGCCCACTGCTGCAGCATGTAGGCCCGCTGTCGGGAATACTCCGCCTTGTTGTAAACCGCCCGCACGCCCTTCTGTTCATGCGCCAGCGCCTTCTCTATCCAGTCTGACGGGAAACCCGCTTCATGCAAAAGCGTGCTCGCTGTGCGGCGAAGGTCGTGCACAGTGAGAGGTTGCAGGTTCTCTCCAGCATCTACGGCAGCAGCCACCGCACGATCGATAACGGAGTTAAGAGCGGCATTGGATAACGGCTTACTGGTGCTGTAGCGACCTGGCAACAGATAATCACTCCCGCCGGAGCACATCTGCAGGCCTATCATCAGATCCTGCGCCTGAGGCGGCAGGTAGATGACGTGCGACCGGCTACCCTTCATCCTGTCAGATGGGATAGTCCAGGTTCCTTTGCTAAAATCCACCTCTTTCCACGTCGCCATGATGAACTCGGTTTTGCGCACCATCGTGATCAGGATGAGCTTCACAGCCAGTTTTAAGGTTGGCAAAGTGCTGACGGTATCGAGAGACCTGAACAGCACGCCGATTTCTTCCGGCTGCAGGCAACGGTCACGCGGTTTAAACATGGCGATCGCCGAAGGTTTGATATCTGCGGCCGGGTTGAATAACCCGTGCCCGCGGTCATTGGCGTACCGGTAAACGCTGCTGATGATTTCCCGCGCCTGCACCGCCGTCGCACGGCCGCCGCGCTCGACTATGCGATCGCAAAGATCACGCACCATAGGGGTCGTTATCTCGGACATCATTTTGTTTCCGAGAACAGGCAAAATATCCCGGTCGATTACTGATTGCTTCATAGCCCGCGTGCTGTCAGCCAGGACCACATGTTTCATGTAGGCGTCGGTATGTACCGTAAATGTTTCGGCGCCGCGGATCCGTTTGATACCGTCACGCTTCGCCGCAGCCGGCGACTGGCCTGCGTTCAGTAGCTTTTTAGCCGCTATCAGTTCATCCCTGGCTTCAGCCAGCGTGATACCGTCACGACCATACTGACCGATAACCAGCGTCTCCCGGCGGCCGTTGATGCGGTAATCGTAACGAAACGAGATGGTGCCTGAGATCAGCACGGCTACATACAGCCCGTCTCGATCGGAGACCTTGTACAT